AGACACAGTTTCGAACTGTCCTCCTCTCGCTATGAGTGAAGGAAGTGACATATTTAACTGTCTAGAAGGGGACGCCGCCATGGCGCCCTCCTCGAAGTTTGGTCAGGGTGCGTCCGAAAACGCATCCGTAGACCCAGGAGAGACAGAGCCTCCTGTCGCTGATCCAGTGTGTTCAGCGAATGAAAGAGCTCAAGGCCTTTTGCGCGGATTTTGTTTGGTGTTGGAACACCACAACGCGCCTGCTGCTGTTATTCACAGCTGCAGAAACCAAGTGCTTGCTTATCTGTCAAGAGACGGGGATGCCCCTCTCACAGAAAGCGCTTTCGTCAATCGAGCGAAGTACATTACTTGCGCTCCCATGAGTTGGTACCTCAAGAATGGTTGTGAACCTCTTAAGAAACCTCCCGTGGCGTGGAAACCGACGGGCCAGTTCCGGAACTGGTTGAGACGCAGGCTATGGAGCCGCTCTACCCGGAACACGCATCTGTTTTACTCCTGGTTGCAGGGGAAACGTGCGGCCCTTCCTTTGACGGAAGAGATGGTGCATACTGCCTATGAGGAGCACCGAGTCGCGATGGGCCAACCTGACCCGATCGACGATGACACCCTGGAAGGGGTGATGCAGGAGCTGGAACCGGTTCTAGCTGATGTGTGTACTCAGTTGCTGAGCACGTATCAACCTGCTACGCTGGAAGAGCACCTAGCGTACTACGGGGACATCGATGGCGATACCCGGCATGTCGCGTCCACACGCGCATGTTTTGAGAAGTCCCGTGACAACGGTGGACAACTCGGAGCCCTGATGGAGAGAGCGTTCCTAGCTAAAGATAAGGATGGCAAAATGTCGTTGCGACATGCCAAGCCTTTTGATCTAGAGCTGACGCGGATCTCCTATCACACCCAGTGTGTCGTGAGTGGGGTAGTGGTCAACAACGCATTATTCGAGCATTATCGGAAGCCGATTGCTGAATCGCTGTGGACCGACTCCGTCTGTGGTGAAGCTTTCTTCTACCATGGGCAGTCTCTTAAGGCGACGATCCAAGTCGTACTAGAGCCTCTCAAGACACGTGTGATTTCCAAGGGTGAATCCACACCATACTACCTGTCAAAACCTTTGCAGACCAAGATTCATGACATTCTCCGCCACCTAGGGGAGTTTCGTCCACAGGATCGTGGCACAAGCTGTATGAGGCTTATTGGCCGGCCATTGAGTGCACCGGACTTGATGGACCTGGACAAGAACAGGGTCGAAGGTGGTGTAGGAAGATTCGAGTGGTTCTCGATCGACTACAGTGCGGCAACTGACGGTCTGTCAGCCCGGTTGAGTGCGCGTATAATGGAACGCATCCTGAGAGGTCAGCGATCTGATCTGCTCCCTATTTGGATGTCAGTACTTGCTCCGCACTTGTGTAGGTATCCCTTCCCACACGATGACGTCCTGCCGATCCAGCAGGTGAATGGCCAGCTCATGGGCTCCATTCTGTCATTCCCAATTCTTTGCTTGGCAAATTTGGGCCTCTATCTCTATGCTATCCGGGACGACGATCGGTCTCTGCGGAAGAAGATGAGGGGGGTGTTGGTCAATGGGGACGACATGCTGTACGTCGCTCGGCGGTCACGCTGGGCTACCCATGTGGCACTAGGGGAGAAGGTGGGGCTCAGGATGAGCCCGGGAAAGGCGTATCACGACCCTGTGTTCGCCAACGCCAACTCCGCCTGTTTTCATTTCCCGCTTCGCTCTCGCGAAAGCGGAACCAAGTCTTTTATCAACTGGACATACCCGGATGGGCACCAGGAAGGTGAAGTGGAGCTGTTCCGACGCTACACGCCCAAGGCCATTCCGTTTTTGAACGCTGGCCTCTACTTTGGGCAGAACAAGGTTATGAACAAGGTCGCGGAGACCGGTTCTGAAGTGCAATCACGGATTTCTGTGATAGAGGAGCTCCTGCGAGGAGTGCGACCCGGCGTCAGGAGCCGGTTGCAACAGATTTATGCCGGCTATCTCAAGCGGCATTCCAAGGATCTGTTCAAGGAGACTGGTTTTCGTAACCTCTTCATCTCTCGCGGGCTTGGTGGGATGGGTCTGACCCCTCACCAGGATCTGAGGTTCCGCATCACGGATTCCCAACGCAGGCTAGCGTACCGGCTCTACCATGAGTCGCGATACGGACATCTAGGCTACGGACCCCTTCCGGGGCCGGAGATACCTGAGGCTCCCATCACCCTGATGGTGCCTTGGCAGCCAGTCCTCAAGGACACTCGAGTGGAACATGTACACTTGGGGAAGGTTCCTGATGGGCCGATGCTGAGCAAGTATCAGTGTCTCCAACCTTTTCGCTTGTGCAAGGTAGCACGAAAGCGGGGCAAGACGATTCAATTCAGTCGTGCCAGGGAGGGTTTCCAACCCTCGCTCCTCGACCAGGAGCGTCGTGATCGCTGGATGGAACAGCTCACGTTTGATGAGGCCGGACCCTACGGTCCTCAGGTCGACGAGTACCACTCTTGGCTGGATGTCGGGAACAGCGTCTGTTACGCTGACTTCGATGTCTTGCGCCCCTGGTTGGGGTCCGAAGAGTGGGAGCCGATTACGGGAGAGGTGTTACGTGATTTGGCGATACCGTCCACGGCTGGTATTGAGACTAGACTCATGCTGGATCGTGCGGATGAGATTCAGGAAGCTGCTGAGGTGAAGAAATGGCTGAAGGAAGCCAGGCAGTTTGCCAAGAATAGAGAGAAGGACGATTAGGCCCGTTTGACTCTCCATCCCCGTCCTCACTCGACGTTAAATTGTGCGCATCGATAGCGATATCATGGTTGGGACCAACCCAATGACAAAGGCGCGGCCCGATTGTGGGACGCGCGGGGTCTGACGACATAGACTCTCCAAAACGGTTGTGATAGCATTGCGCTTCACGGGACTCGTTGCTTTACCCCCCCATAGGGACAAAGGAG